CTCTTCACGAGTCATATTATACAAAGTAATTAAATGTTCAGTAGCATCTTCCCAACGGCATCTGTCATCAAAAATATAGGGGGTAGCTGGTGAACCCTGAATTGAACGGGATGTTGGGTAACATGGAAAAACCCATTCTCCATGTTTAGTAAAGGTTTTTCTATGGTTTGAAGGTATTTCTGGTGATGGGGTAAACCATTCCCCATTTTCATCTTCAAATCTCATCTGGTCTTGCATTCCTCCTGTAACGTTAGCTATAATGGGGGTACCTGCTAGTATTGCTTCTGTTATTGTTAATCCCCATCCTTCATTTGAGGTTAATAATATTTGTGCATCTGCTATATTATATAAATAATTTAAATGCTCACTTGATAATTTATTAGTAGAAAATTTAATAGCATTTGGATAACTTTCATCAAAGAAATATTCCTTAACTTTACGTAAATCAGTCCCATGGTCACTTCTTATTTCAGTATGTAAAATAAATTTACACTTATCTGCTTTTTCTTTAGGTAAACTATCTAAAAATGCCCTAAATGCTAACATAGCGTCTGGAATTTGTTTACGTCTGATATTACGAGAATTAAAGAATAAAATAAAATCAGGGTTTTCATTATTTAGAAAATCCTTTTTAAATTTAATTAACCCTTTATCATCATCAGGAATGGGTTTATAATCATCTGTATCTAAACCATGTGGGACATATTTAAATATTTTATTTTTACCCTTATCTCCTAATACAATTTTATTAATGTTAACCGTTTGTTTAGAGATACCCATTAATAAATCACACGCTTCATAATAAGCACTATTGTACATGGGTGCAGGATAGTCATCCCAAATATTTAAATATGTAATTGGGATATTTTTTCTAAATTCTTGTTCAGCATTAAATAACCAAGTAAAATATCTTGGGTCTGTAATTAACATTATAGCATCAGGATTTTCTTTAGTTATAATTTGGCGTAAAAATTCTACATTACCATAACCGTCTGTAGGATACATCATAACATATGCATCATCTACCCCTACGGACTTTCCAGTACTTTCGCTGATATCTAATGCTTTACCTTTATCTGGATGTTTTATAGCTCCTGCTATATTTACCCAATTAAAATGGTGACAAGTATGCATTACAATTTCACGGGCAACCGTAGCTACCCCAGAGTGTACTCGGATATCATCACAGATTAATAAAATTTTCTTCCTTTTATCCTTAGGAAGATGTTTAAAACTTTGATTCATTAATTTTGGTTTTTTTATAATTCGAGATTGGTTTGATTTGATACTTGTTTACGGAAATTTTCATCTGTAAGATACAAAAAAATTGCTCGATCTGCAAGTTTTTGAAAGGAAAACTTACGTTTTACACATTCAATTTTAAAATTCTCAAATAAATCACTTTTAATTTTAACACTAGTTAGTGTCATGTCTTTTGTTGGCATAATCTTTATTAATTTAAAACGTTTATTATACGTATATAAGGATTCTTAAAATTTAATTCCTTCATTACATAATTTTATATCATCTTTATAGGGACAAAAACCACAATTCCATTTACTTGGTGATTTAGGGTAGATAGTTTCTTTATGGTCTCCCCCATTATTAAAACATTCATTTATAAAACTAGTGATTGCTTTATTAGCACGCCCCAATTTAATTCTTCCACTTGGTGGGGTAAATGTTTGTATTCTATATGCTTGGTGGGGAGATTTGATGTTATCATCATCCCAATCTAATACCTTACGTTTTAATATAAAAAATTCAATTTCAATATTATCTAAAGGGATTCCATATTGTTCTGAAAAGTATTGTTTATATAGAAGTAACTGGAATTGTTTATCTTCATTCTTTTTATCTTGGTCTCTCCAACCTCTAGTACTAGTTTTTAAATCAATAATTTTAAACATTTCTGTTTTTTCATTATACATTACCACATCTAAAAACCCAGCATATAATACGTTATTACGCATTTTGTCTGGTGCAATTACCAATGGTATTTCGCATCCAACTAAATGCCAACCACGGGTGGTAAAATATTTAGAACGTTTCTTTTTAAACCAGTTTAGAATAGAAATACCATCTTCGTAAAACTCTCTCATTTCTTCAGCTGATGAAAAATGTTCTGAGTTATTTGATTTATATTGCTTATTATATTCGGTTATGAAGTAATTTTGGAAATTGTCTTCTAAATCCAGTAAATCTGCTTTAGTTGCTGATGTTTCATACATAACGGCAAGGTATTCTTGCATTGCCTCATGTATAGCTGTTCCAAATACAGTATGGATGGATGAAGTAAATCTTTTTATCTTATCTTTATATTGTAGTTTCCATCTATGAGGACAAGAACGAAATATATTCATTTGTGAATATGATACATTCTTTTGAAATGCATAATTCACAGGTGATGGTGGGTTTTTTCTAATTTCTTTTACAATACTGGGTATTTTCTTTGCCAATTTGCTTTTATTTGTTCGGTAAATATACAAATGAATTATTGAGTAACCAACTTATCTTTAAGTTCGGCTTTTAATCTTTCAATATATAACGTTGCATCCATTAACTCTTCTTGTAAATGATCTAGCCACTCTTGTAAATTTAAATCTTCACGTTCTAATGTAGTATTATATTTTTTAATACCAGTTTGTGAACGTTGTTCAAATTTAGCTTTTACCAATTGTACGTAGCTATCTTTTTTGGGTTGATCCATTGTTACTTCTATATCTCCTGGGTACATTGTCTTTAAATTAAGTGTATTACTGGTTTTCCAGTATAAATCATCTTCTATTTCTTCAAATTTCTTTATTGAATCACCCATTTACCTGTTGTTTTTCAGTTGTTGTAAAATAATTTTTTAAAGTTGAGATTTTATCATCTGCATCTACAAGAGAAGATAATGCTTCATTGGCGTTATTATAAAAATCACCAGTTGAATGATCACCAATACCCGCAGGATGTTCACTTAATAAATTTAGTGTTAAAATTGCTTTATTTCTTTCGGCAATAGCCTGTGACATTAACATGTCAAATAGTTCCTGTTTCATATAATTGTTTTATTTGGATTATCATTTTATTTCTTACTTCAATATTTTTTTCACCATGGAAAAATAATAAATTTTCTTTTTTAGCAGGTATTTTTAACCAAGGCCTTATATCTCGGGATTTACCTGTAAATTGTAAATTATTATAAATTTCATCTATTATACCCAATGTACCATTAATATATACAAGAGGCAAACCATTATAGAATTCTTTTTCCCAAAGTAATGGATTTAATACAGTTTCTTCATGAAAAGGAGCATAATATGAATTATTTTTTTGAATTATGGGGTGGATACACATCCAATACCATTCTTCTAAAAAATCTATATTATTTTTACCTGCTATAAAGTATCCTGTTTGCCTATATCTTTGGTCTAATCTTTTATACTGATTAAATTTAAATAATTCAGCAATTGGGTATTCTAAGGTGGTACTTAAATCATCCCTGTCCATTGCCCCACCTCTTCCATTATAATGAAGATAATCGTAAATTCCTTCCCCAAAATAGGGGTAAATAGAAGTAGAGTTGTAAAAGTTAAATATATTTTCTACATAAGGAGTGGCAATTGAATCACTATCAATATAAGCTATAACATCAACAAAATTCTCTAAAGCATGTTTTGCTATTAATGGTTTTTGAATTAAAATATTATATATCTCACTACTACCTCGATTTATATAAAAATTATTACCATCTTGGATATAGTTGTTACTATTATTTTCTAAGTTTAAATCCCATTTAATAGTTGTAACACCACTTATATCTATTTTTCGATCTGAATTAATTAAATATACATAAATAGGTAAATTACTATATTGTTTTATAGATAATATAGCTGTGTAAATTATATCAAAATATTTTTCATTAGCATGAAGTATAAATGCTTTATTCATAAAAAAACTTACATTTAGGGTCATTCCAGGGACCTGATTCTAGTAATTTATTTTTATCCCATTGGATATTGTTAGAATATTTTAAGTTATGGTAATCATTTATATCTCCTATAGTAGGTATTTTATTTACAGATAGGGCATAATCATTAAATTTAAAGTCCCCTCCTACTAGTTTATTGCTTAATTTTATTCTGATATTAGGGATATTATAAGC